AGACGATTAAAGAATTAAGATCTAAGGAATAAGATATGGCTTCACCGTATACTAACATTAAATTTTCTGATGCCGCGATGCCACGCATTGCACAGGCAGCAGGTTATAGTGCTACGCCGTATAATAAAGAAGGTTTTCAGCAGTTTCTAGCTCAGAACCCAGACGCTAAAGCTAAGTATGAACAGTTTCAACAGCAAGCTGTAGGAACTATGATGGCGGCTAGAGGCGGTGTAGTTAGGTTTGTAGACGGTGGAATGGTTAGAAAGTATGCAGAAGGTGGAGATGCTGTACCTACAGGATTAAGTAAAGTAGATAGTTTAAATGTAAAACCCACAATATCAGAACAGCCACCTGCGGTTGAAGTCGGACCCGGTATGGCTCCTGACTTTAAACTTCCAGAAGATAATATGAAGATTATTAGAGATACATATACTGATGCACAGAAAGAACAGTTATATAATGATTGGGTTGCATATCATAAGGCAAATCCGTTTATACCTACTCTTGGTGGGCCATTTGAGTTTCGTCAAAGTTTAGGTTTACCTAGTCTCCCGATTGACCCAAACACTCCAAAATTTACCAATCCTACCCCTGTTCCAACTAATGATACGGGAAATGTAGATCTTGGTGCATTAGAACAGCAGCGTTTAGCAGGTGAAGTGCCACAGACTGCTGAAGTAATGGCACAATTAACAGGACAAACGCCTCAACAGGATATAGCCGCAGGTGCAGGACAAGTACAAACTGCTGTTATTGCACAGCCTTCTCAAGCAGGTGCAGTTACGGCAGCAGAAGCTGACATAGCTAAACCTCCAGCTGAAGTTACCGCAGCAGAGTCGGCAGGTGCTGTAGCTCAAGCGCAAGCTCAAGCGGCACAAAGCGCGTTTGACCAACAAATTATTGCAGCGCAACAAAATCAATCTTCTGTATCTCAAGTTCAAGCAGCACAAGGTACAGCTAGTTTAATTAACAGCCCAGCTAATCGTGAAATACAAGCTGGTGAGTTAATAAGCCCTTCTGCTAATGCTGAAAAAGCATCCGCATATGCAGAACAAATACAGGCCGCTGAAGCGTCTCCTACTGACAAAGCTACAGTGCAGGGGCAACTAAACCAACTATATTCTGACTTTGACGGTAAAAATCCTCCTGCATGGGCAGCAGGTGCTATGCGGGCAGCTAATGCTGCTATGGCTGCACGTGGTTTGTCTGCGTCAAGTCTAGCAGGACAAGCTGTCATACAAGCTACAATGGAAGCTGCTATACCTATAGCTCAAGCTGACGCATCTGTATTTGCACAATTTGAAGTTCAGAACTTGAGTAATCGTCAACAACGTGCTATGCTTGCAGCGCAGCAACGCGCTCAGTTTATTGGACAAGAGTTTGACCAAGCATTTCAAGCTAGAGTAGCTAATTCGGCTAGAATTGCTGACATAGCTAATATGAACTTTAACGCAGAGCAGCAAGTAATATTAGAAAATTCACGTGCCGCTAATACTATGAATTTAGCAAACTTGAACAATAAACAAGCTGTTGTAATGGCAGAAGCTGCGGCATTGTCACAACTTGATATGGCTAATCTAAACAACAGACAACAAGTTGCTGTACAAAATGCACAAAACTTCCTGCAAGTAGATATGGCTAATCTTAGCAATGAACAACAAGCATCTATGTTTAATGCTCAGTCTCGTGTTCAAGCTATACTAAGTGACACAGCGGCACAAAATGCTGCACGTCAGTTTAATGCTACTAGTGAAAATCAAACTAACCAATTTTTTGCTTCATTGGGTGCACAGATAAATCAGTTTAATGCTAGTCAATCTAATGCTATGGAACAGTTTAATGTTGGTCAAACCAATGCTATTAATCAGTTCAATGCAAATCTACTAAATCAACGTGAACAATTTAATGCACAAAATTCATTGGTAATAGCACAGTCTAATGCTCAGTGGCGTAGGCAAATTGCTACGGCGGATACAGCTGCTATAAATCGTGCCAATGAATTTAATGCTACAGCCGCTTTGGGTGTGTCTAATACTGCCTATAATAACATACAACAATATATGAGAGACACTATTTTTAAAGCTATAGACTCACAAGAAAGTGCGCTGGATCGTGAAACTAGAATTGCTACATCGATATTTAATGCTAACGCTAGTATGGAGCAATTACGCGCAAAACTAGACGCCGCCGAAGATGCATCTATTTTAGAAAGTATTTTTGGTATTGCAAAAACAGGCTTTAAGTTAGCCGACGCATTTAATTTGTTCTAGGATATTAAGGGATAAAACATGGCAAAAAATAATCAGACGCCTCCGGGTTTAAATGCCTCTGCTGTATATAGTAGGGCTGTTACTGCGTTAGCTGATATTTTTAATGAAGAAGAAGAAAACAATAATGTAAATCAAAGGTCTAGTAGAATTACTCTAGAAAGACCGCAAGACTATGTTAAAAGAGCGGCGCGTGAAGGCACACAGATAGATATTGCCTTTAGCTCTGGTGGTCTTCTTTCTAAAAATAAAGCAGCAAAAAAACCTAAAGAAGATAATATGAGAGAAGATCAAAGGGTATTTTTAGAAATAGTAAGAAGGCGTCGTCAGTATAAAAACAAAGGAAAAGCCTAATGCCAAGACAAGATGATCTTACGCAAGCAGATTATGATGTTGCTATTCCGGGTGAAAGCTTGACTGGTGAATTAGGTGCTAAACCTTACGAGCAACCTCCTCAATATCCTACTGTAGAAGAAAATATTAAAATATATTTAGATGCATTACTCCAACCTGAGTTTATGCCTCGTATAGCGGCAAATTTACAAAGAGGCCGTAGAGTATCAGATTTTGCTGAGTACATGGTTACAAGCGGCGTAGCTGCTGGTAGGCACACCATCGATGTTGGTATATTAGTACTACCAATTGTAATGGAAACTGTAGCACTTATTGGCGATATGTACGGCGTAGAATATGATATGGGTTTACCTACAGGATCTGATGAGTCGGAAGATCATTTTGTAGAGGTTGCTCATACTATGTTACAAAATCAAGAAGATATACCAGATGAATACGAAGACATTATGGGCCTTGATAATCAAGAAGAACCTATGATGGACGACATGAATGAACAACCAGAACAGGCTCAACAGCCTGCTGGTCTAATGGCGCGGAGATAAAACATGGGCTTGAGCTTAGGAAGAATAGGTCTTGCTATTGCAGGAGGCGCTGCTGAAGGTGCGTCAGAGGCAATTGATAAGCGTCAAGAAAGAGCAGACAAAGAAATAGCACGTAGAGACGCATTGTTTCAACAGGCTATGCGTTATGCCGATCAAGATCGTGACAAATATAATGCAGCATTAAAAGATAAACAGGAAATGTTAGCTGTAGCTAGAGATGAGGTTTCTGCTATGGGTTTAGCAGATGACGAGCAATCTCAGCTAGTGATTGCAGCGGGTTTGGTAAAGCAGTCAAAAACACAAGAGGCCCTTAAAAACCGTCTAGAAGGTTTGAGGGAACAATATACTATAGCTCCTGATGTTGTTAAAAAAGGTTTTGCTCCATTAACATCTACGTTAGATAAAGAATTATTAAGGAGCGTAACTTTTGATTCTTTAACTGAACAGCTTGTGTCTCCATCACAAAGACTTAAGGGTTTAGGTTCTTACTACCAACCTACTCCATTTGAAAGTGAAGGAATATTTAAAAGAGTTGGGCAAAAAGACATTGCTAGGCAGGAAGCACAATTTAGACAAACCGCTGATGCTTTTGGTTTAGATAAAAGAGAAGTAGGGGAAATACCGTCACTCAGTGGGCCTATACCATACGCACAAGGTATTGAAAAGCCGAGAACTGCCGATCAACTTAATGCAATAGCTTCTGCTATGCGAGCTTCTGGTAATCCAGAAGGAGCGGAGGAATATGAAAAAAGGGCAGCCGCTCAAAGGGCTGCTGAAGAAAAAGAAAAAAGAGGTATGGTATTTGACTCAAGTAATTTGCAGGCAAGAGCGCGTAGTAATGGGGCTAATCCCTATACATTTATAAGTATTGATCCAGCAATGCAAACAGCTTTAGACGTACAGAGCGGGAAAGGTAGTGACGATTTATTAAAAAAGAGACCGACTGTATCTCAGTCTATAGCAAAAGAAACTATATATAGACAATATGCTACTATTGCAGGTTTTGAAGGTGGACCATCTTATGATTTAGAAAATTCTCTACGTAAGATTAGCGCAGATGCAGGTGTAGATGTACAAAAAGATCCTAGTTTCGCAGAGGCGCTACGCTATAGAAATAGCACCAGTATGGATTTAAACCAATTTTTATTGTACCTTAAAAATGAAGCAGATACCGAGTCAGAAGAATTTAAGGCACTTCCAGACGCGACTAAAAGGGTTGCAGGGGCCTTAAAGCGTTGGGATAAATTGTTAGCCGATGATAAAGCTGCTGGTAATGACAAGCGACAAAAGGAAGCTAAAAATGCCATGTTTGAATTACTACAAAAAGGTTTCTTCCTTAGTGATTCAGTAATTCAAGGTGTTAACCCTTTAAGTATTTATAATTTATATGTTGATGTAGGAATAACTTCACCTTCAGAAAATGCGGAACAGAAAGCAGCTAGACTAGCTAAAGAAGCTGCAGAAAGAGCAGCTAAAGAAAACGCAGAAAAAGAAAAGAAAAAACGTTCAAGAGGCAGAACCGGATATTAAGCTAACTTAGGATCAGAGGTAATTAATAAACATGGCTGAAAATATGCTTAATGATGAAGATGAAATTCTCAAAATGTTTGATGCTGCATCGCAGGTTAGTTTTGACGTAGAAAAATTTAAAAATACGGTAGTCCCAGAGGATACTGTAGAACCAGAGCCACCTGTACAACAAGAAGATGACGTACTTCAAATGTTTGATGCTGCATCAGATGTTCAAGACTATAATAATCAAGACGCGGGGTATGATCCTGCTGTAGAAAAACAACCTGACTATGAATTAGGAACACCTCTTCAAGCTCCTGATGCAGATCAAGATGGTAAACTAACTTATGAAGAGATGAGTCAAGATAAAGACTTTATGAATAAGTTAGAAACTTATTGGTCAAATAGAACTGAAACAGGCCGTAGAGACGAAGGCGAAACCGATCCAGAATACTTAGAAAGATTTATGGAGTCACACTATAGAGGCTTCATGTATAATGACATAGAACTAGGCGATCAGATTGCATACCTTAGTGGTTCAGACGATCAAACTAAGCTTCTGTTCGGTGATGTATTTTCTAAGATTGAACAGTATGCACCTACAATGCTCGATGAGGAAATGACGGGTAGTCAAACAAGACAGGCTATGTGGGACGTATTTGCGTACTCTATGACATCTGTAAGTAACTGGGCTCCGCTTCTTGTGTCTGGTATAATGGGTTCTGCGGCTGGTCCTGCTGGTACAGCAGCGGCAGTTTCTGCTGCTTTAGCTACTACTAGAGCAGGAGCTACAGCTGCTATTAGAAATTTATTAGTTAAACACGCAGTAATAAAACCCATAGGTAAGGCAGCACTTGCTGGCGCAGGTTTAGCGGGCGTTGAAGAAGCAGCTATACAAAATGTAAAACGATTAGGTAGTATAGATCCTTCTACAGGAAAATATGATCCTAATATAAAACCAGAAGAAATAGATCTTGACTTTGCTGGTATAGGCGAACAGGCATTATACGGTGCGGCCCTCAACGTACCTACTGGTATTGCTGCACACGTAAGGCTAAAAAGATTTAATAATAAAAGAGAAAAAGATTTAAAAGCTATTAAAGAAGCACAGAAACAAAGACAAGAAGCAGAAGGTGCAGTGGATGCTGTTTTAACTAATCCTACTACTGGTGCAGAAGAACCGCATGTTTTAGTGCTGGCAGACACTATACAAGGTGCTAAAAATAAAAAGAATAAAAAGAAAAAAGAACCATTGATGTCTGTTGTAACGGAAGACTTTGCAATAATTGATAATGTTGATCCAAACGACCAAAGAGCAGCGCTTGACTCTCTTATGAATAACGGCGTTTTTGACAAAATGGCTGCTGTAAGTACTGGCGTACAAAATGATTTAAATAGAATAGGTATGTTAGACGTTTTAGGTGAAAGCGTAGTAGACACATACAGAGGAGTTATACGCGACGAGAAACCTGTTACTGCGGCTATTGCTGAAGGTCTTGACGGTATAGAAAGAATGCTTTCACTTGATGAGGGTGTAAGCGCTAGATTTAGAGCAGAAGTGGGTAGTACAGAGTTAAATGTAGCACAAGCGGTTTTAGAAGATGTTCTAGCTAAAAATAATATTAGAACGGAAGATTTTCTAACCTTTATGGCTTATTATACTAATGGTGCGATAAAAGTAGGCGACATAACTAGAAAGTCTGTAAGTGACGCCGCTAGACATATGGCTACAGCGGGTAAATATAAAAAACAAATGGTAGCATCTGTATATCCAAACATAGATCCAGAAATGCGTAAGGTTTTGGATGCATATGTCGGAAAGAAAAACACTAAAGTAGCTTCTGCTATGGAATTTGCTGACGCATTTAGAACATTAGATAGGGTTCGCATATCCTCATTAACTTCGCAGCTTGTCACTACCGCTAGAAACATATTGTCTGGTGCAACCATAGTTGTAGGACAAACAGGCGTCAACTTTGTTGACAGTCTTATGTATCAACTAGGTGCAGGGATCAAAAGTGCTGCTGGAGGAAAGTTTAGTACAGATGGGATTGCTAAAGGCATAAGAGATGTATGGTCTGATTCGTTTTCTGTTATCAGTGGTGTTATGAATACGACAAAAAGTCAGACACTTATTGATGCCACTATGGAGTGGACACCTACGCTACATAAAACTCTAATTAGATCTCAGCCAGATTTAGTTGGAGCGGGTCAAAATAAATTTAATAGGGCAGCTAATGGTTATATTACAGCCATTAATCATTTTAATATGGCGTCAGATTCATTTTTCCGTAGAGCATTTTATATGTCGTCTCTGGATAAACGCTTTAAAAGATTTCTACGTGACTATAAAGCTAAAACCGGAAATGATTATGCAAACGGTGAAATTAAGAATGTAATGCAATTTATAGAATCTGGACGTATTCTAGATAAGAAAATGATTGTTGGTGCTACCGAAGATGCATTAAAGATGACATTTTCAGCAGCGCCTGATAGTAAGTTCGGCAAAACAATATTAGGCGCGGCAGAAAAACTACGTCCTTTCAGTAGCGTTGTAATGCCATTTCCTCGTTTCTTTGCTAATGCACTTCGTACTATGTATGAATACAATCCGGTTCCGGCAAACTCTATTCATAAGCTATATCATGCAATGAACGATAAACAAACAAGGTCATTGTCTGGTGCATTTGGCGATGTGCAGAGGGAAGCATACGCAAAGAATATAGTCGGTAGTGTAGCTTTTGCTTTTGCTGTAAATCATTTAGGAAATAAAGAAGATAACACACAGTGGTACGATGTTAATGGTGTAGACATACGTGCTATGTGGCCTATGAGTGCATACTTTGCTATAGCAGAAATGTTTATGGACACTGGTGTAATTGAAGAAAGAACACCGAGAGCTAGAACAAACGCAGATAGAAAAGCTTATTTTGAAACACTGTCAGGCATACCTGTACGTGGCGGCGAACAAATATCAAATTTAGTAGATTCTGTGGGCGCTTTGGTTACAGGAGAGTCTGCTGATTCAGTTGGAACACAACCTTTCAAAGACAGAGTTTCTGAATTTGCAGCAGATTATTTTGGTGGTTATCTAACGCCATTAAAGATGGCTAAAGATATAGCAGATCAAGTTGCCGTTGATGCAAGGTATAAAGATATTCGTGCTGGTGTAGAAGACGAAGACTACACAACTAAAATACAAGCGCGTATTGCTAATTCGTACCTACCAGAAAATATATTTGGTTTTGACGCAAGAACACAGGGACAAAGAAATGCTCCTGCACGTCAGTATCTTTTAGATAATGCTGAAAAAATGAGAAGGCATCCGATGGCTAGGTTTGTTGGCGTTACCTTCACACCTAAGACAAGCGAATTAGAAAGAGAACTAGCTAGAGTAGGAATTAAGAGAAAAGATCTTATGCCATATACAGGTTCTGCACAGTTAGATAATATGCAAGGTAAAACTTTTTCTTACTACGCCGTTGATGGACTACGTAGCTTATTAGGTTCGGAGGCATATAATACAGACGTAGATAGAAACGGTAATAAAATGGACGAAAAAACAAAACTAAATTACCAAAAGAAATTAATATCTACACGTGCTTCCTATTATAGGGAAGCCGTTAAAGATTCAGTACGTGGTGAGGAAGCTATGGAAGCTGAAGCTAGAGCAAGTGCTTTGTTTATAGAAATAGAAAAAATGAAAAAAAGCGGCGCTAGTACTCAAGAACTAGCTCAAGCATACATGAATGTAGCTGAATATTATTTACATAGTATCTCTAGTAATGAGCAAAAGGCAAAATGGAATCAACGATCAAATAATCGAGACGCAGCTGCAATAGAACAAGTATTCGCAAGGCGTCACGAAGAAGCTGTATTAAAAGCTAGAACAACGCCAGATCTATTGACGGTAACAGATTATATGTACCTTAGAGGTCCATCTATATTAGAGCAAAGGTCTTTTGGGTTAGCCTTAGCTGAATTAGATTTATATAATAAAGATATAGGTACTAGAGCGACAGACGTAACACCGTTTAACTAACGGTTATCTCCCGACCCACCAATCTTACCACGTTCTTTACGTGAGCTAAGTTTATCCATATTATTTTTAGCTATGCGACCTAGAGACATATCTAGGTCCGTAGCGAGAGCAGATAAGTACCACAGTACGTCGCCAAGTTCAGCAGCAATCTGCTCTTTAAACTCTATTGAGTTTCTCCAGTCTGCTGGAACACCATCCCTCACAAGCTTCTTAATCTTATTGGCTACCTCACCTGCCTCACCAGTAAGTCCCAATGCTGGGTACATTAGCTGGGTGTTAGTGGGATAGATAGCGGTTGTCTTACAAAACTTTTGATACTCTTCAAAGGTCATAGAAGCGCCTTTCTCTTCCATAAATCTTTTAACGTCGTCTTGCAGAGTCACGTAGTTTCTCCAAATTGTCAAAGTAGGCGTTGTTGTAGCCCCTCTGCCATTCACGTGCCCTCATGGTATGCTCTTTGTATGGGCAGGCAGTTACAATAACTGTTGCATCACCTACTCTCCGTAACTTTTGGTTCTGCGTAAAAAAAGCCTCGTACCCCGTTGTGTATTGGGGGTACAGAGGATCTTCTTTTTCTTCTTGTTTATTTTTTTGTTTCTTATAATTCTGTTTCATATAGCGTCCTGTAGTTCAGAAATCTTGACGTTATAACAGTCTGCTTTTATGACAAAACCGTTAGCAGGATCTATATCTCCTTTGTCAAATCTTTCAGCAATTTCTAAATATTTATCTTTGGGTAAAATTCCTAAGTACCAGCCAACGCTTAGATCATTCTTTACCCTGACAAAAGCATAAGCGTCACACTTCTGCTTAGTATTATAAGCAGCTACACTACAGTCGTAGTGAGATAGAGGTGTGACACTTGTGCTTTTTGTTTTTACGTCTACTTTAGTACCGTCTTCTAGTACAAGATCATAGTCGTATGTATTAGTAGCTTCTCCTCCTAAACATGACAGAGCTATTTCTTCACCAATAAAACCTACAAGGTTTCCCTTTCCTCTAGTTATTGAGTTTCTTAATAGACCGAGTTCTTTAGCTTTAACACGAGCATTATCAATAATATCGGTTGTTATCTCAATTTCTCTCAAGGTACGTCCTTCATAGTTCCGGTTATCTTAGCGACTGGCGATGTCAACGACTTCGCAGACGCCTGCGGTACACGCGAGTTCTTGCGAACCCGTTGTAGTATCTTCCCTTTCATATTCCCTAAGTTTAGTCCAGTCAATAGCTTTGGGCATCTTT